GCAAGAATGTTGGGACACTCTGTGAAAGAGCACGAAAAAACCTATCGAGCATGGATTGCGCCTCATACGATTGCTCAGAAAGCTGAGTTAGCGCTTCAAGCAAACCTTCAATCTCTTCAAGCTTTGAGTTTGCAGCAGTTTGACTGTCGTGATAGCTCTCCATGCTGATGTCAACGGCTGGTGAGATGCAACGTGCGGCGAATGCAGCGTCTTCAATGTCAGCCCTGGATGCCAACCGCTTGAAGACTTTGGCAATGCGGTGTGAATACATCGCAAAATCACGCTCTCTGGCCTGATACACCAGCACTAGCTCTTGGTACTTAATGACCGTGTCAGCCAGGATTGCAGCCCGTTTTTCGTGGTTCATAGTTCCTCTGAGTTAATGCGCACCGTCCGACGCGTCGATGTCTTGGGGCCCAGGTCAACGAGTTGCTTGCCCCATTTCCATCTGCTATGCGTAGGCGCAGCGTCCGCTTCTGCAATAAGTCTGGCGATGTGGCGCGTACTCACCTTCAATTCGGCCGCGGCTTCTTTGACAGTCCAGTAGCTCATATCGGTTGCACCCACCGATCGACTGGATGTTCAAGCTGTAGATATTTCTCGACGGTGCTACGACTGCAGCCAACACGCTTGGCAATGTGTGATGGGATCATGCCGTCTTCATGCTTCAGCTTGTAGATCCGCCGCACCTTGTAAAGAGCAATCGGCCTAGCGCCGCGATAACCCGAAAGTGCTTTATCGACAGACGAGCGGCAAACACCAAACTCTTTTGAGATGCTGTCGCGCGTCTTCTTATCTCGGCAGTAAGCCAACAGCATTAGACGCTTGGTTTCACGCGAGATGCGTTCTGGCTTTTTCCAACGCGGTAAGTGCTCATCATCCCGTTTAACACCAAAAAATGGGTGAATGGGATTTACAGGCGGATTCCATGGCGGCAGGAATAGGCGCGCATACCGCGAAGGGCTTTGTCGCGGATCTGGCGGATTTTGTCTTTGCTGATTTTGGTTTTCTGGCATGTCATGTGAATGGATAGTGGTTTCTCGCCAGTAAGGCCATAGAGCATGTCGATAATCATGAATTGCTCTTGCGTAAGCGTCTTAAGCGCAGCCGTTAAAGCGTCGCCTTTAGCTGTTTCGTTCAAGATGTCTTCTGGTGTGGCACCAGTGCAAACAACTAGCTGCAACGTGTCACCGCCTTCCTTGCCGTCATTCGGCGATTTGCCGGGGACATTGAGGCTGACGGGCACGTCGTAGTGCTTGAAGTAGAGCTTCATGTTCTGAACAGTCACGCCCGCAAAAGCCGCGCATTCAGCTGTTGTTGGCATCCTGCCGTGCTCTGCGCAGAATATTGGCTGCCAGTTACGCACTTTCTTCAAAGCCGTCAGGCAGGCGCCTGGCAAGCGCACAATGCGATCACCGTTATCGATTGCCCGTGACATGGCCTGTTGAATCCACCAGTAGGCGTAAGTCGAAAACTTATAACCCAGGGTGGCGTCAAATTTGAGGATTGCGCGCGAAAGCCCAATAGAGCCTTCTTGTACTAAATCCTCTTTGGTCAGATGCGTTGCGGCGTTTTGCCACTTGTTGGCCAGCTTGCCGAGCAACCGAAGATTGCAATTGAAGAATCTGTTGTAAGCACGCTGTCCGCTTTTAATAGCTCGCGCTTCAGCGGCATTGGGCTCAATTCCGGATTCATTCAGTTGCTGCTGCACAAACAGCCATTTTTGGATGCGGTGTGAGAGGTGAATCTCTTGTGCAGCAGACAGCAGTGGCCAACGCTTTGCTGACTCCATGAAGTATTGATAGGAGTCAATTTCGCGGAACTGCGGCATTAGAAGCCAGCCGAATCCCCCGCATTTAAGGCCGCGGGGTTGATGTTGCCAAATGCCCCGTTGTCAGACCCAGACTTGCCTTTGAGGTTCAGGTAGATGCCGTCAACCTCGTCTTTCTGCTGGGTTTCGTAGTTGTAGACCTTGCCCTTTTTGACCTTGCTGTTGTCGTCGGCCATGTTCATCAGGTGATTGGCAAACGCATGCACCGACTCCAATGGGATGAAGATGGTCAGCTGCTTGGGGTTTTTGCCGCCTTCGTCATAACGGTTTTCACCGACAGACCATGTGCCTTGTTTTGGCAGTGCAGGATTAAATTCAGGCATTAGGTTTCCGGGTGAGTTGAGATGATGTAGCGCAGTGCGCTTGAGATTGAAAAGTCGCGGTCGCGGCAGAACTTGAGAAACGGGTGGTACTCGTCAGCCGTCAACTTTGACTGGATATGAAACCTGTTCTCTCGCTTGTTCTTCTCGTAAGTCAGCGGAGGTGGTTCGCGCATCGGGTTCTAATTCCTGAAGAAGCTCTCGGCGTATCCGCCGCAGACGACTTAGTTTAACGCTGCCATCTTTCCAGCGATGATAGTGCTCGAGGACAAATTGGTGGTCAACAGTTACCTGTAACTCAGCAATTGCAACTTTCAGCATGTCTACGGCCATGCCAAGGCTTGTGCGTCCGTGCGCGTTCATTGTTCTTTGATCTCCTGTTTCAAGCGCTCAGCACGTTCACGCAGCTTGATGTCAAACCAATCGCCGTGTTCTTGCAGCGTGATGTGCTCACGGCTAGGAATGCCCTTCGGGTTGCTGCGTGTCTCGTTGCAGCGGATGCTGAATTGCTTTTTAAACTCCAGCATTAGCTCGTTGCGTTCAGCCTCTTCCATGGGCGCAATACGCACCACAAGGCTGTCTTTGAAGCTGGGCACGATCAGGTTGCTGTCGGCTTCAACAGGCTTTTCACTCTGCGTAGGGGAAATGCGCTTGGTCGGCTTAACAGTGGCTTTCTGCTGTAGCTCAATCTCCTTGTCAGGCTCGCCTTGATCACCACCAGGCGCGATGCCGTAGATCATGGCCAGCAAGTAGCGCTGCGCATAAGTCAGGCTGGATCCACGCTGCTGGTCACGGCTCTGGCCGCTCTTGGCGCTGTAGTCAGCAACGATCAAGCTGCTTTGGATGTAGCCGCCGCCTTCGTGATACACAAAGCACGTGACTTCCGTATGCGGTACGTCGTCGATGGGCATTGATGGCCGCGTAAGGAACGCATGGCTAAGGCCAAAGCAAGTTCCTTTAGCAACGGTCTTCGTCAAGCTTTCAAGGCTTGCGTGCGGGAAGCGTGTGTCTGAAACGTCCTTTGGGGCCGTTTGCACCTCAGCCTGAAATGCTGCGAATGCTTTGATCAGGGCCGGTGTTGCACAGCCGAAAGGCCCCGGCAAGGTTAGAGAATCTGATGCGGTCAAGTAGAGCAGTTGTCAATCGCCGACAAAGTATACGGCAACGCAACGTGATTTATCAACACAGGGAGCATTACGCACTCGTTACAAAACGCGTCTAGGAGACGACCGCTGCTTTGAGCTGCACGCGCAGTTGCTCGACTGCGTCATTGGTCGCACCAAGCTGATCAAGCGCTTCCATGAACGGGCACTTGCCGTCGTAGCGCTTGTGCAGGTACTTGACGTAGTCCACCGTCAGCGACTCCCAGCCTGAGGCAATTTTTTTGATCTGCTCAATGTCGTCAGCATCAGTGCTGGCATCAGTCATGGCTTTCGCGACAACAGCCCACGCTTCAGCCGGCGGCATCATTTGAGCCATCGCGTAATCGCGGAACGCGTCGATGCAGACCTTGCCGCATGACTTAACTGACTCTTCTGTGATCTGCGGTGGTGGCTCTGCGATCTCAGGCGGCTGCACAGCGCCCACAAACAGCCCATAGAAGTCGGTCGAATCAAACGGTGTGCCGTCTGCATGGCATAGCGCTTCACCGTGCGTCAGACGGTCACGCAGGACCCTGTCCGTGATCTTGTTGAGGTCTTTCTTTTCGTGCACAAAGCGGTTGAACTCGCCTAATGCGTAAAAGAAGTGCGGCTTCGGCAAAATCTTGTTTCGCATAGCCGGTGAGATCTGAGAGCTCCATGGCCCGTTTTCAGACCCAACAGCCTTGGCCCAGCCTTCCGTTACGCTTTGCGGCCATGCGTTCAACGCAAACCAACGGCCAAGCGTGCGGCCGAATACCTCCTGTGCAGCGTGAAGATCAGCCATTGATTTATCCCATAGAGCAGATACGGGCGTAGCCGAAACGTCTCCGTATACCGCAACCATAACTCGTTTTTTGGTATCCGACCGAACAATGGCAGGTCTTAATGCCTAATTCTCACTAAAGGCTCACCACGCGGACGTAGGCCCCAGGACCCTCGTCGTCTTGCGCCCAGTCCTTCTGACCGTATAGCCACACCACTTGAGAATCGTCCTCGAGTACACCGCCGCCACTAGTGCAGCTAATGGAGTCCAAAATCGCGCGGCACAGTTTGTCGGTGTCTCCAACGCTTCGAGTTGTCGGGCGATCAGGAGCTCCTTGCCGGAGAAGGTGTGCGTTCTTGCCGGTGCGGTAGTGACTTTTTGGCCTTGAAAATAAAAAGTGAACTGCAACGCCGACCGGGGTGCTGATGGGGTCACCGGACATCGACTGAAACGCAACCGTACTGACCACGTCTCGCCAGCCTTTGACATGTGGTGACGCTTCCACCATGCGGCCATTGCCTACGTACCTTTTTGAACCCTGCGGACGGGGAATGCCATCAACCCAAAATTCAATTATCTGTGAGCTTGCAAGAGAAATATTCGGTTGGTGCTTTTCGTTTGGCGTGACCGTTTTCAATGTCTTCCGCCTGAATTGCATCAATTTTAAGCTTTGCTTCAGGGCTATGTATCCATGAGCCCATCTTGCGAATACGCTGCATTGTCATCCCAGTTATCTCCCAGCGATCTTCACCACAGTCGCGAGAGTCATCCATTAAGCCAGACGCATACATCTGCTCAAGCTCAGCAATAGCTTCTTTCTCTTGCTTCTCCAGGGACTTCTTGTTGGCCTTAATCGACCGCAGCCACTCAAGCTGCTCGATCACCGTCCGTTGATTCTCCGTCTGCTTCGTTGTCACCTGACGGCTTGTTGAACGCAGCTTCGAGGAAATCGCGGTTTGCTTCGAGTTCGGCATCATTTTCGGTGGCAAGGAGGTCTTTAAGGAGCGCTTCGGCAAGTTCTGCGTCTTCGCTGAGATCTAGTAATTCGTCACCATTTTCGTCATCTGCTTCGTATTCAATTTCGACAGTGATGATCTCGGGCTGGTGCTGCAGTAGCCACAAAAGGAACTGAGAGCGTCTGCTTAACCCTTTTGCCTTGTTGGGCTCCATGGCATCAAACCGCCAGCCACTCAATACGACGCTAGCGATGGCGCAAAGGTCAACCATCAGAACTCGGATCCTTTGAAATGCATGAAATCCGCGTAAGCGTCGCAAAAGGCGATTGAGCAACGTGTGGGGTCTTGTGCCTTACCGACCGTTGTTTTGCCTGGTCGTGCCCACACCGTGCGGCATTCATCAATCCAGAGCTTTCTGTAATTGTCTAGGAGCATCTGCAAATATCCGCCAAGCTGCCTGTCGGTGCTGTAAGGCTTGCCATTTGCCTTTTGCGACTTGAGATCAAGGAGGATTGTTTTGCCCTTGTAAATCCCCAGTGCGTCCAAAGATCCGCCGATCCCTCGCTTCAAGTCGATCAGCCGGTGCTCAACCGCAATGGGCTCAAAGTCCCGAAAGAAAGGATGCTCTAAAAGCGGACTGATCCATTCGTCGAATTCGTCTAAGTCGTCTTGCTTGAAAGGGTTGCCAGTCAGCAGGGCCTCTAATGCACCGTGGCATGCATTTCCTCGGCGTTCCCATTGATCTTTGGTCGCCGCAATGTTTGCGAGTTTGTCGGCGCTGGCGTCCCAAGAGCAGATTTTTGTAACGCTGTAAGGCATCACGCTCCCATCAGGCAGCCATCTGTATGTGTGAGTTGCTTCGTCAAACTCGATTGGCAGGGGTTTTAGTTTTTCCATTAATGAGCAGTTGCCGCAGCAGTATACGCTAAAAATTACGCCTACGCAGCGCCTTCATCAAACCGTCTGACCTGTTCCTGAATCCACCAGGCGAACTGACGGATCAGCATCGGCTTCTTCTCTGTTGCCTTGAAGGAGAACTCCGTGAGCTTGCTGGGCACCGGGAACTCAATCGTGGTCCAGTGTTTGCCGCAGCCTTGGCAGCTACGAACTCGGGTAACCGTTGATTCTGGTGTGATGCTCGTCATTGAGATTCGGGTGTTGTGAGAACCGCAATGAGGACACAGCATTAGAACCGATACGGCTGGTCTCCAGTCTGCGTAGGCGCATCAAAGACTTCGCCAGTAAGCGGATTTGTCCATGGTTTGGCAGGTGCACGCATGTGGGGGTCACGGTGCGGGATTGCGGTGTAAGTCCACCCAGGTGGTGGCGTATTGAGGTCTTCGACGGTCCACCATCCGTTTTCAACACCACGCCGCAGGATTAGCAGCATCTCGCCATAAAGCTGTTGCATCGTCAAATGTCCAGAACGCCTTTGCCGCCGGTCTGAGATTCGGGCCAGTCCTTCTCGTCGTCAAACTGACCGTTTGAAAACACGCGGTGGGCTGGGTGAACGAACTCAGGGGCTGCTTGGTGATTGTGCCGGCCCTGCGTAGGCGCATCAGGTTTGGGCGGGAAAACAGACGCCCACTGCGCGTTGTACGCCGCATCTAGGGCCTTGATCCGGTCGCTAGGGCTCATGGCCAGCAGCTTGTCAAAAAGAAGCTTTGCGGCACGTTCAGAGCGTGTGCCTTTTTTTACGCTCCAAAACTCAACGATCTGATCAGCGCAGTCTTGTAGCTCGTCAGGAATGTCGGCGTAGTTAAGCAGCTTTGAACTAAACCGATCTTTTGGCGCTTTTTTTCTTGTCTTTATTTCTTTTTCTTCTATTACTTCTTTATTAGAGATAAAACACTCGGCCCCGTAGGGGCGGGGACCCGCTTGCGGGGCGCTCGGTTTTATCAGCGTAATGCCGCTGTCAAGACCACTTAGCCCTTGCGCGGCCATGCACTGAATGAAATCAGTCGTAGACAGGAAAGTCGGCTTGGCAGCCTTGAGGTGCTCGTAAAGCGTGCTCTCGAATCGCACTGGAATTGGTTCGGTCAACGGAGTAATTCGGGAGCAAATGCAGAGCAGATAGAACCATGCGCTTGCCTGGGCGCAATGTCCACGGTGATACCAATTGCTGATATTGGTCAGAAATATCTGGTCACACGTTTGCTCTTGCCATACGCCTGCGCACGGCATAGGTTCTCTGGGCCTGAAATTCTGTTCAACAGGCGAATTAGAAAATGCTTAAGACCCTTCTCGGGTGCGCAGCAGCCTCGGCCTGCTTGATAGGAAGCGCGCAACCGGCTCAAGCCGCACCCACTGATTGCTGGTTTTTTGACGAGACCAATCAGTACGACGTCAGCCCACAAAACTGCGACGTCACACGACGCACCGAACCCAGCGACCGCACAACCAGCGGTTATCTCAACACCTGGGTGATCCGTGATTCCACCAGCACCCACATCTTGGAAGCCGTGCTTTGGGAAGACGACAGTGCTGAGTACACCTTCCTTGATCGCCGCGGCAACGTCACCGGACGCGTGGAAGGCACATGGTGGCGTGACTCAGACAACGATCTGCGCCTTGAATTTGGCGTTGGTAATGACGGCGTTGATTACTCGATGGCTTTCACCGAACCGTCTTCTGATTACGGCGAAGGTGCTGCTTACCCGCCTGCATTCGGTGGTGGTGGTCGTGAGCACTATCAGCCCATCCGTGGCGGTGGCTTGAGCAGCGGCGAGTTCAGTGATCGCCCGTTCCGCTTCTGATGTTGAAACGCTCTTTACTGGCCGCTGTGGCCTTATGCGCTACGCCTGCGCATGCGTACATGACTACTGACCTGTCTTTCACGGAAGACGTCATTGAGGAGTCTGTTGGCACTCCTGTGTCTTGGACGCGCAACGGTGGCAGCTGTGCCCCGAAAAATAATGGCGGGGTGATTCAGGGCTATTTCCGCCCTAGCGCCAACACCATCACGATCTGTCAAAACAATCGTGTTCAGCGTTCAGGCATCCTCAACACCTTGATGCACGAAGGCTGGCACGCGGTACAAGATCGCTGCACGCATCGCCCTGTCTTTTCTGATGCTGAGATCAAAAGGAATCTCACCGCATCTGACCGACGCGAAATTCGCAAGTTCTATCCGGTCTCTCAGCACCGGGCAGAAGCCGAAGCACGTGCTGTAGCTAATCACTACGACACAGACCCTTCTGGCTACGCAGAGCTTGTTAGGAGTCACTGCGTATGAAGTTCATCAGAAAGCGCAATTACTGGGCCTTCTTGCCGATCTTCATCCTGCTCAGAATCGCTCTTCCAGTCGATGCCAATGACGACACTGATTGGTTGGACGTGCCTTGGGAAGAAGACACACCTGAAGAGGTAACTACTGCGCCTCAGGGTGACTACGACGCTGGCTGGGCAACAGAACTAGCCAAAACCGCTTGTTACGCCATGAAGGAAGGCAAATCTTTCACGGCCTCGATCATCTTTGCCACCGCATCACACGCCACTGATTACAACGATCAGGCAATCCGTGATGACGCCGATATGGAAATTCTTTCCCTGGAAATTGGCAATGCCATCCAGTCCGAATGTCGCGAAACCGCTGTCCTCGCATTTGACGAGGAATCAATCCCTGTATCTGAAACTATCGACCCATGAACATCACACGCTCTGAAATCATCGCTGCTATCGCTGGCGCTTTCGCTGGTGTTGCTGCAATCACTTCCGTCACCGCTGCTGTAAACGCACCCAAGACAGCAGGCGTCACTGAGTTTGAACTCGGTAAAACCACCAGCGTTGAAGACTGGTCCCACACACCCAGCACCAATTTCAACCGCAATTGCTCAGTCTCTGGCGTTGTCACCTATGAGGTTGAAACTGTTGACAAGCTGACCGGTGTGGTTGGTGGTTACGTCACCTTTGACCATGGTCGCGAATGGGTTGAAGGCACTCTCGTTAACGGTGAAGGCAGCATCCGCGTTGCTGTCAGTGAGTTCAACACCGAGGAAGCCTGCGACCTCAAGAAAGCTTCTGACCTTGAAGTTGAGTCCATTCAGCTGGACGTGACCCCCGCAATCGTTTCTGCAATCGATTAGTGCTGTTCCTTGCAATCACGGCCGTCATCTGTATTGGCGGCCTTCTTATCTGGCTCTGGCCTGAACTCACACAACCTGACAAATGAAACTATTTCTGCTCACACTTACAGCGCTCATCACGGGCATGCTCATGGCTGCCTGCGGCAGCAAACCCGAAGCTGAACCTGAAATCATCTTTGATGACGGGCAAACCTACGAAGAGGTGATCGCTGAGCCATACACAGCCGATCAATTTGATGACGACGACGACCACTCTGATCACGATCACGAATGACCATCAACCGCAATCGCGATGCCGATCCTTTCATGGCCGTCAAATGGGAAACCATGCGCGTCCGCTACTTCACAGCCAATAAACACGGCAATGAAAAAGCCTTAGAAGACGCTGAATTTCAGCTTGATCGCTGGAAAACCGAACTCAACAAACAGCTAGGAGGTAGCTACGTCTAATGATTCCAAACATCACAATCATTCTGTTTTGTCAGTTAATTGCGTTATTCAATATTGCTGGCCTCAGCATCGTGAAAACTGAAAACTCTAAAAAGCGAAGCCTTATGATCGCTTACACATCAACTGCGGCGTTTTTGACCATGCTGCCTGCTGGACTTGCCACCATTGACACACTTGGCGGCTTTAGCGCTTTGACTGTATATCACACTCAAGAAAGCAAGTCAGAAATGCCAAGCCACGTTCGCTCTAATCTTTCGCTCCCATGATTCGCATACAATAAAAACGTATACCGATAGCGCTGGTGGCCCGTAAAAAGACTAACGCCGAAGTTACTCTAGCCGTGCAAACGGTATACGGGCTTATTACGAAGGGTTACTCCCGGCAAGGCATCCTGCAATACTGCGCAGAGAACCTTGGCGTCAAGGAAAGACAGGCCGATGAGTACATCGAACGTGCTCGTGCTTTGATCGTTGAAGACGCTCAATTGAGCCGTCCTGTCTTCCTTGCTGAGGTGCTAGCCAAGACCGGCAAGATCTATGAAATGGCTGAAAAGAAAGGTCAGCTGCAGACCATGCTCAACGCCCTACGCTTTGCTTGTGAACTGACTGGAATCGTTAAATGAGCTTGACCATGGAAGAGCAGCCGGCTGGTGGTTATAAGGTTTGTCTGACTGAAAACGGCATTACTGCTTGCTGCTATTGCGACAGCATGCACGTGGCGTATGGCAAAGAGCGTTACTTGAGAGATGCTATAAATCGCCAAGCAGCTGCAGCTATTGAAGGCTCATGAGCGAATTACCTGATGGCCTGCCGAACACTTGTTTGGATTGTGACGACGTTGAATATCACACCGAGCATTTTGATGAAGACGGCATTCAGGTGATCAAAGTGACCGTGCAGCGTGGTAATCAGAAGCGGATTCGGCGCGTAACGATTGGGCAGTTATTGCGTCCAGTGTTTGATGAGCTGACGGAAGAGCTTGATTAGGCTGGGGTAGTTATCGCTACCGAAATGAAGCAAGAGGAAAAGAAGCGCACGATGTGTGAGCTTGAGCTGGTCAAGAAGCAGCAGGAACGTGAGCGCCTACGCCGTGAGGCTATCCGTGCGCAATGGCTTGAGTACTGGCCTGTGAACTGACAAAAAAAGACCCCGTCAAACCGCCCGGATGACGAGGCCTCGCTCTTCTGGTGTGAGTACCTACGCAGGCATGACTCTGCGCAGGCGTATTGACTCTAGGCGACCTAGAAGCTGTAGGTCAAGCCGAGCTTCACACCCAGGTCCAGGTCTTCTTCGAAGTCCATTTCACCAGTGGTCATGGCAGACACTTCGCCATAGGCCTCGAGCTGGTCGGTCACATCAGTGCTGATGCCGACTTTGCCGCTCAGTTCGGTGGTCTCATCACCATCCGAAGGCAGCAAAAAAGCAGGCCCAGCCTGGACGTAGAAGCTGGAAGCGTCGCCCAAGTCGCTGGCATAACCAACGTGGGTTTCGATGACGCTGCCGTCATAGGACGAACCGGTGAAGCCGCTGTTGGTCTCCAGGTTCACGTACGGGCCAGCAATAGCAGCAGAGGGCGCAGCAATAACGGCTGCAGCGATCAGCAGGTTTTTCATTGATTGAAAGATGTCTCGAGCGCTATACGCGCAAGGATGGACCGCAAAACTTTACATGTATTTGCTTCCGTAGGCGTAAAGTGCAGGTTATGAGCTCACTTCTCGATCTCTGCCCGACAGGCAATCTGCTCGAGCCAGCTGGTGAGCACGAGATAAAAGCTGATCCTGGGGCTGAGCAAGCCTTACGCGACAAAATCCTTGCTGACTGTCTGCCAGCACAGCGTGAGTTCTTAGCTGATGAAGAGCACAGGATCCTGGCTTATATCGGTGGCTTTGGTAGTGGTAAGTCCTGGGCATTAGCGGCGAAGATTATCTTCTTGGCCATGCGCAATCCAGGCCAGACGATTATGGCTTGCGAGCCTGTATTCCCAATGGTGCGCACGGTGTTGATCCCTGCGATGGATCAGGCGCTAGAGCAATGGGGCATTGAGTATGAGTTCAGGGTCAGCCCACAGCCGCAGTACACGCTGAATTTGCCAACAGGCACGGTGAAAGTGTTGTGCCAAGCAGCAGAGAATTGGCAGCGCATTCGTGGTCAGAACATTGCAGCTGCAGTGTGGGATGAAGCGGACACGTCTCCAGTTGATACAGCACAGAAAGCAGGCGAGATGTTGCTAGCTCGTATGCGCACGGGCAACGTCAACCAGCTGGCCATTGCATCAACGCCTGAGGGTTATCGCTATTGCTACAGGCAGTTTGTTGAGCAGGCAGCTGACGATAAACGCTTGATCAAAGTGAAGACGATGGATAACCCATACTTGCCGCCTGACTTTGTGCCAAGTCTTGAGCGGAATTACCCGCCACAATTAATTAAGAGCTATCTGGAAGGGGAATTTACCAACCTTGCTAGTTGTTCTGTATTTCCTGATTTTGACCGTGATCGCCATTACACCGACGCTCAGCCCAGTGATCGGGATACTGTTTGGTGTGGGTGTGATTTTAACGTTGGTAATTGCGTTACTCAGCATTTAATACGCAAGGGCGACGAGTTCCACTTCTTTAACGAGGCCGTATACCGAGACACACAGGAGATGGCTACTGGTTTGGCCAAGCTGTACCCGTATCACTTCAAGCATGGGCAGCTGGTGTTGATCCCTGATGCTGCATCCAAGCAACGCAGTACAGCAGCAGCACAAGAGTCTGATCTTGGCATCCTCAAGAAGTTCGGCCATCGCGTGATGGTGCAACAGTCAAACCCTTTAATTCAGGACAGGATTAACGCCTGTAACGTCCTGATCAGTAGAGATCAGCTGAAGGTAAGTAATGCGAATAAGCATCTACTGCGCACGCTGGAGCAGTTGGCATTTGACGAGAAAGGGAAGCCCGAAAAAGGTGGCGTTGGTATGGATGATTTGACCCATAGCGCTGATGCGTTTGGCTATGCGTTGTACAGGCTTGCAGCTATTAGACAGTGGCAAGCTGGCAAAAGCAGACTTCAGCCCGGTGTCTACGCAACCAGACGATGACTTCACTGATGAAGACGCACGGTTTGGCTTAGAGCTGAATGATGTGGCGGTGTGCCTAATTCATCGTGCATTGAAGCAGTATTACGAGCAATGGCCTGGTGGTGACCCGTGGGAGCAGGCTGAAGTTAAAACGCTCAAAGACTATTTCTATAAGCTGATGTTGGAAGTCGTGCTGGAAGCTGATGGCCAAGCGGAAGTTTGACGAGAGTAAGGTCAAGCGTGATGAATCAGGCCGCTTTGTCGCTCAGGCGGGTATTGGCAAGCAGCATGACTTGAAATCGGTTATGGCTGAGCAAGCTGGCAAGGTTAGAAATAACAGATTGCCAACCAAGCCCAGCCTTCCTAAGTCAAAAGGCGTAAAGAATGATCGGCTGCCGACCCAGCCAAGCCTGCCCAAGCAGAAGGGCGTGAGGAATGATCGCTTGCCAACCCGGCCGAGCTTGCCCACAAATCGCTTGCGTTCTACTTCCAGCAGTAGGCGCACAAGTGGTGGGCTAACGACTAACAGCTTGAAATCAACAAGCAGCCTTCGTCGCACTGGTAGTCAGCGCTAACCGTATGCCGTGACGTGTGGCTAAGATACGAGAACGCACGTGGACTGTGCACGGCGCCAGACCGGTACCAGACTGGCATTGAAGGGTCGGGTTGAGCAGCCGGCCTTTTTTTGTGTCTATGCGACGGTATACGCCTGCGAAAGCCAGCTAAGCCAGATTCACCCAAATGGGGGATACGCACGCGCATGACCTGTGCCATGTTGGATACATGGAGCTCAAGGGCTCCGCTGCTCAACTCAAATGAAGCCACTACTTGCTTTTCTTTTGATCGCCGGCATTACGCCTGCATATGCTGCCCCGATGACTGAAGAGGCTTGCCTTAAACAGTCCTATGCAGCCGAGCGCTACTACCGCGCTGCTTCTGGCCATCTGTCTTGGAATGTCCGCCGTCATGGCGAACTTAATCGTCGTGCCAAGTGCAAGTTTTACCCCAAGGCATCTGCTCTGCGTACGCCTAAGCCTGTTGTTCGCCCTGTTCAACGCTTGACTTATGCACCGCAACCAACTGCTGCTGATAAGCGTCAAGCCTGCAGCCGACTGTTGCAAGCAACGCCACAAGCGCAGCGTTTGTCCACCCTTATGACTCAATGCAAATGATCAGCATGATCATCACCGTCACCGGTCTCAACCAAATTGCGGACATGTTGGATGACGAAGAGCACTGCCTTCTGCTAACTAAAAATGACTTCCATAACATTGCTGTTGCTTGTCTTGACGAGCTCGACAATTCTGACCACCGTCCTCTTTTACGCCCTGCGTATCGCAGGATCTATCAGCTAGCAGTGCAGCGCATGGCTGAATTCAGCACTTGATCAGGCTGGTTCGTGCAGGTCGATGATCAGCTTGCGGAACATTGCTTTCTGTTTTTCGTTGACATCGACCAATACCATCACCATCTCGCGCAAAATCTCTATGCTCTCGCATTCATTAACCTCTCGCCGTATCTTCTCTAGCTGAAAGGCATGTGCTAGTGAATCCATGACTTCATCCGGCTGCATGAAGTGCTAAGCGATTGATTCAGACTAAGCGCCTAAAATTAACGTAACTGTGTAGCGCAAATGGCGTGCTGGATACCCTCGCCGTATCAAGAAGCTTGGGCTCCTGGTCTGCGTATTAAGCGGCTCCGTGAAGAGGCGGAAGCCAAAATGGCAGCTGAGGCTAAATCGCGTAAGCGCAAAGCTGCACCCAAGCCGCCTGTTGAGGTTGACTGATGTATCCCAGCTACTCGGCGTACAGTTTTCAGGGCTGGCAGGGTGGCGGCAAGCTTACCTCTGATAATCCTGATGATCCCGGTGCAGCATCTCCGCAGTATTGGGCGATGTGGGGTCGGTGGGTTCCCGTCGCTGATGTTTTGGCAGGGACGAACGCAATGCGCGCCAATGCGGTCAAGTACCTCCCAAGGCTGTGCAATGAGTCAGATGAGTGCTATCAGACAAGGATTAACCGATCTGTACTGAGCCCACTGTTCCACCGTGTGCTGAAGGCGGCAGTCGGCCTGATCCTTCGTAAGCCGATTGTCTTCGATGGTGGTGATGAAGAATATTTTGAAGAGTGGCGCGCCAATGTGGACCGTGAGGGCTCAAGCCTTGATGAGTTCATGGGCAAAATCATCTACTCATCCATCGCCTATGGCCACTGTGGATTTCTGGTTGATTTTCCCAGCAATGATGCACGCAATCTGCGTGAAGAGCGTGAATTAAACGCTAAGCCTTACTTCATCATGGAGCAGGCACCAAACATCATTGGATGGCGTCATGATCCTGCACAAGATCAAGGCGGTCTGCAGCAGGTGCGCGTGCGTGAAGTAATCACCGAGCCTGACGGCAGGTTTGGCAACAAGATCAACCGCCAAGTGCGGGTCATGGAGCCTGGCAAGTATGAAGTCTGGAAAGAGTCGGAGTACGGCAGCAATTCGTATTCCCTTGATCGGTCGGGTTCTGTTTCTGTTTCAGAAATCCCGCTTGCTGTTGTTTATTCAGAGAGGCAACAGGTGTTGGTGTCTGAGCCACCCCTGGAAGAGCTGGCGCATATCAACATTCAGCATTACCAACTGCAGGCTTCTTTGCTGAATTCTCTGCACGTTGCAGGTTTCCCGCTACTGGTATTGAAAGCATGGGACGACAACAGCGACACGCTGCAGAACTTGTCAGTGGGGAATGCCTTAGCCCTACCGCCCGAGGGCGATGCCTCATATGTCGAGCCTGCTTCAGCAGCATTCGACGCGATGCACAACGAGTTGAAAGAGCTGGAAGAACAGATCGGCACGTTGGGTCTGACGATGTTGGCGCGTCCAAAGACTTACCAGGAGTCAGGCACAGCAAAAGCGCTTGACCGTGCTGATAGCAACAGCATGTTGGCTCAGATCAGCGTGAATGCTGAAATGGCGCTGCAGAATGCCATTAACTGGGCTGCAGAGTATGCGGGCGTTGAAGCGCCGAAGGTAAGCATTATTCGTGACTTCAATGCAGAACAACTTGAGCCTGCTGCAATTGCACAGCTAACCAGCATGTTTAACGCTGGCATTCTCGATAAAGAGACCGTGCTGAAGCTGATGCAGCGTGGTGAAATTCTTGATGATGGCATGGATCTTGACGAGATCATGAGCAACACCGAGAACGAAGAGCTGGATGATCTTGAGAAAGAAGTTGACCGTATGGAGCAGCTCAGCAAGATCGGTGAAGGCAATCAAGAAGGCGAAGGCGAATCTACGCAAGCAGAGCGTGCGCAAGCCCGTGACTGATGACTGAAGAAGAGCTAGCCCGACTTGCGCGGCTTGTTGTACAGAACGTAATTCGCTTAGAGAATATTGCCCGTGATATTGCACGGCAGACCACGCCAGCAGTCAAAGAGATTTACCGTCAGCTGATTCAGCAGATCCAAGGTTTGCCTACGGGTTCTGTTGAGCGTGAGATGGCGTACCAGATACTTGAGGATGTGCAGCGCACGATCTTTAGGACGCCGACCATTGAGCTTGCCAGTGAAATCAAAGGGCAGCTATCAGCTGAGGCCGCAAATCAGATCAAATGGGCTGCGAATTATGTGCAGCTAGATGCTGGGTTGATCCAGCCTGGCGTGATGGCGCAGATGGCGGTTGCTGCTGTTGATGATGTGCAGGTGTTGAACCAAGCTGTAGAAGACATCACGGGACCGCTAACGCGTAGCCAGTGGAAGCGTATTGATAAGACCATCCGCACTGGGTTCTTGACTGGTGCAACCAATGAGCAGCTAGCGCGTGCAGTCGCGCGCACGTATAAGGCCAACCTTGCCGAACGCCGTGCAATCACCAGAACTGCGGTGATGAGTTTGGCGCAGGAAGCACACAACCAGTTTTGGGATGCCAACGATGATGTGATTGTTGCCTGGCGTTGGGACGCGTCGATGGACTATCGGGTGTGCCCTGTGTGTGCACCGCTGGATGGAGTTGAGCACGTCAAGCGCAACATGTTCAAGCAGATGCCACCGATCCATCCGAACTGCAGGTGCCACGTGGTGCCAGTAACAGAAGCTATGCGTGAGACCGAGCAGGAAGACGGTGAAGGCGATCGCAGTGTGGTGATGCTTGTGCCTCGTGAAGGCACTGATGATTATTCCAAGTTCCAGGGCAATCTCAAGAACGCTAAAGAGGTGCGGTACTACAAGTCACCCGTGTACGTGACCGTTAATGGCAAGCGTCAGAAGCGCCAACGTGTGGCTTTGACTTATGCCGAGAAGAAGAAAGAAGCATTGAGCATGGCGCAGTTCATTTCACAATCAACAACTGAAACACAGGCCCAGATCTTTGGCTCACGCAAGCGGGCACTTGAGTATCAGAGGCTGTTAAAGCGTAAAGATCGCCACGGCAACTTACTTGGGCCTGAACGCGCTTTGGTTGACGCAACGCGCAAGTAGCTACCACATGGGGGCAAGGGGCTTGGCGGCTGGAGTTTTGTACTCCATAAACACTTGTGAAAACAAAAGTCCTGCCGGATCCCAGTTTGCCAAGTAGTTCTCGTATGCCATGTAATAGGTATCTATGTGCCCAAGCTTGAAATTGCTTTCCGGCAAAAAATCAGCTTTGTCCGGATTGCACCATTCGGGCAGCTCTGGAGCGTCATAAACACGCACACCTTTGACGATCTCGTAAATAGCTTGTGCAAGCAACACCATAAAGCGCTCAGGCACTTCTTTCCCAAATTCCTCCGTGCGCCAATTTGAGCGTCCGTTGTGGATTTTTAAGTACCTGCTACCCGTTACGCAGTAGGGCTCAAACTCTCTGCAAACATATGCTTTGATCTCCTTAAAGATTGCTTCGTAAAGGTTGGCCTCGTCAGAGGTCACTTCTTCCCAGAATAATGTTCGCTCATATTGAGGGCACCTTGCTTTGGCAGAAGAGGCAGTTGTTTGCCCCCAGCACCACACGCTTAGTTTGCGCGTTTTCTTGGCTTGCTTTAGCTGGTATGCCTTGGATGTGAGGTAAACGTGCATGGCCCTTGTCTCGATACATCCAACATGGCACAGCGCCTGCGTGCGCGTATCCCCCATCTGAGGCATTTAATTACTCTGGCGCAAGTAAACTTGCCTTATAAGGATTGAGCTATGGCATCCGTCGTATCTGCAGCCGTTGTTAGTGGTGAGCTGATTATCGGCTTGGATGACGGCTCTATCATTCGCGCTGGTTATGTACAAGGCCCGCAAGGATTAACTGGCCCACAAGGCCCAATGGGCGCGACGGGTTCACGAGGTACTGACGGCAACACGATCCATACAGTCGGTGGTACGCCGCGCAACGATATTGGCACAGATGGTGATTACGCCATCGACAACATTAATTGGCGAATTTACGGCCCCAAATCTGGTGGCACGTGGGGCAAAGCCAAGGAAATGCTTCCTGGCAAGGAGATGATCCTTGAGAACGGCCGTATGACGGCCATGACAGGTGGTGGCGGTGGTGGTGGCGGACTCGGCCCAAGCGGTGACAACCGTCCACCTCTTTACGACGGCACAGATAATCCGCCAACGTTTTACCCAGGCTTGCCGCCCAGCGATCCTGGCTACAACCTGCACACAGGTGACATGTGGATCGACTCAAATGGGTCGCTTCATATTTATTACACAGGCAAATGGAACAAGGTCACCGTCTATGCCGACCAAGTTTTACCTGGCGACGATGCTCCATATCTGATCGTCACGCCAAACGGTGAAACTTTTGTTCACCAGAAGCAGTACAACGAGTGGATTTATACGCGGACTGACCGGCGTCCAATTATTTCCAGTGCGCCTCCTACCGTTCACCCAGATTTTCCTGCGTATCCGTTACGCGAGGGCGATTATTGGATTGATGACAACAGCCGTCTGTACTACTGGAACGGCTCTGGTTGGGCACCAGTTGAAGGTGGTGGTGGCCGTCACCCAATTTTTGATCCTAACGAGCCTACCGAACACCCTGATTACAGCGCCCCAGACAACGTCCTAGAGATTGGCGACATCTGGTACGACACTGACGACAACTTCAAGCAGTACATCTGGGA